ACACCAGGTCCAAGGTATCAGGAGGTGCTCCCCTTCGTCACTACTGGGCTCCGACGACCGCTACGAACAGCAAGAAGTTGTTCGAGTTCACAGCCGTCAGCACAGTGGCTGGAGCCGATGGGTCGTAGATCTCCACGCCGAACTGCGTGGTGGACGTTCTTGAGACACGAGCGGTGCGAGCGTTCGAGATGTTCGAGTCAACGTCTCGCAGGACACCGTAGTTCGTGTTCGCCATCGCCTGCGCCATCGTGAAGTTCACCACGCCGTTGCCTGCGGTCACCTGCGAGACAGACGCGATGTTCATCGAGTCGAGGATCGTCGGTGCGGCGCTGTTGTTCAGCTGCACGAGCGCCCAGGCGCGAATGAGCAGCTTTCGGTGAAGCTGGTTCTGGATCGCGACGGCGCCGGCGACGTCGGTCGCGCCGAGGAGAGCGATGGCTCCGACGCAGTTGATCGCAGGCTTCGTCGAGTCGCTATCGCCTCGTCCGAACTCGCCACCAACGCCGGTCGTGCCGGTGCCACCAACCGAAACGAGCCCCTGACCGTCGCCGGTCCCGCTCAGCCGAGCACCGACGCCGTTGGGAGCTCCACCAACGCCTCGGAGGCCGTCGCCTGAGGTTCCACCTCCAACGCCGTGCACGCCTGGACCAGTCGTCTGGCCGTCTCCCTTGACGCCGGTGCCAACGACGCCGGCCTTGGGTCGACCGTAGACGCCAGTGAGGCCTCCGAGCGTCCGAAGGCCTGCACTGCCAACAGCGCCGGAACTCGAGACGATGTCGACGCCGAGGGTGTTCGCGCCCAGGACTTCGATTCCATAGAAGCCACCACCGGCGACTTGGAGACCGGTTCCTGGACTCGTTCCAGACGTTTGCGCTCGAAGTCCGATACCTCCGTCGATCGCCTCGAAGAGACCACCATACGCCAACGGATCGGTCGATCTGCTTTGGCCGCTCACTCCTGCTGCACTGGCGCCAGCCAGCACTCCGATGCTCCCTGCAACCCCTGCGATCAGACCGTTGCCGGACACGCCGATGCCATTGGTTGACTCTCCAAGTACGCCAGGGAACCCACCGACACCGGCGCTCGTGTTGTTCCCGTGAATCGCAGGGACGGCCGAGCCACCACCACTCCAAGTAGAGACGATCTTCGCGTTGAAGGTCTGCAACGCGGACCACGTGTGCGGATCTGATTCGAACGCGTCGAGCCAGACGATCCAGAGGTGAACGAGCTTCATCCACCAGTTGAACCACTGCGCCGGTGGCTTGTAGTCGACCGGCCAGCCTGCCTGCTTCTGTGGAAGTGAAGGCTCGACGATCGGCGCTGCGCCGGTGCCCCATTCAGCGATGTTGGTGGGCTTGGTAGCCATCGGTGCTCCTAGAAGATGGTGACGCCTCGAAAGGAGCCACCAGTGAGAGGATTGGTGCTGTCCCCGAAACCCTTCAGGGTGTCGAGTTGGAGGGTCGCGTCGCTGCTGAACTGAAAGATCTTCGTCGAATCTTGCAGCTGGTAGAGCATTTGACCACCGACGCCAGCAGATCGCGTGTCCCGAAGGAGCTTCACGAGTCGCGCCAGTGCATCAAGTTGGACGTCTGGGCTGTTGAGATCAACCAGAAGGTTCGCTCGACCTGGCTCTGTGAGAATGAGCGACGGGAACGCAGCGCCGTACCATGCGGTGATGACCGCTATGACGTCCTCCAGCGTTCCCTCGCTCGTGTTGGCCTGGATGCGCGCCTGGATGTATCGCCGGAAGAGGGCGTCGGCGACGCCTCCGCGCTCCTCTCCGACGATGGAGCCGAGACGATCGAGCCATGTTCCAGCGGCTGTGCCGATCGCCGTCTGCTCGGTGACGTCGAAGAGTGCGGCCTCGACCTCTTGAACGAGCGTCGCGAGCTCGGCGATGAGCGCGACGAACAACGGCTTCGTCTTGTACTGCGCGAGGATTCGAGCCTTCGCGCGCTCTGCGTAGGTGACGATCTCGGCGAGCATCAGATGGTCCCGTTCACGGAAGCGACGTTGATGCGAGTGGTGTCGTAGTCAGCGCGCTGGCGAATCGACAGCACGATCGTCGCGCTCGAGACTGGCGCCGGCGCCGTTCCGATGAGCACGCTGGTGACGTCGAGCACGCCGGGAATCGCCTTGAAGATCGCTCCGCTCAACGCGCTTGCCACAACGTCCTTGCCCAGCACCTGGCTGTCGCCGAACTCGACGAGCGCCTGCTTCACCAGATCGTCGCCGTTGAGAGGGTACTTCGACGGGTCCTTCGACAGCGCGACCGTCACCCAGATGCTCTGCAGCACTGGCCTGGTGTACCGAATGTCGATCGGATCGCCGTTCGAGGTGGTTCGGTTCTCGAGCGACGTTCCGAAGGTGGCGATGCCGGCAGCCTTGGCGTTGAGAATCGCGTCAGCGATCTCGATGCTGTCGCCGCCTTCGACGATGACTTCGATTCCGTGAGGCCCGATCGTGCCAACGGTGGCGTCGGTCGCGTTCTCGAATGCGACGGCCGTCGACACGCCTTTCACGTTCGACACCTTGGCGATCAGCGCGTTCAAGGGGCTGCTGCCGACGTTGGCGATCTGCTGCTGCCGACGAAGCCGGAGCTCGGTGTCGGTCTCGAGGTCGCGTCCAGGAACGGCATCGAGCGGGTTGGTGACGGCAGCCCAACCAGCGACTGGGGTGACGATCGAGTCGACGCTTCCGGCGAAGCCCTGAAGCCGACCGGTCGCGGTTGCCTCGGCGTCGATGAGCGCGAACGCAGAGCCTGCGCCTTGGTAGGCCCAGACAACCGAGCCGTCGTTGTGGGTCGGGCCGATCCCGGTCGGCGCCGATGCTCCCGACGTGCCGGCTGCCGTGGCCCTCCAGAGCGCTCCTGCAGCGACGACGATGGCTCCCTCGGCGTACGGCGTGGCGGTCACCCATGCCGGAGCAGCTGCGATGGTACCGGGCGCTGTCGTCTCGAAGACCGTCGAGGAACCGGTCACGCCTGCCTGTCGGCCGATCGGCAGCACCGTTCCAGCCGTCCCGATCGCGAGGATCGCGACCTTGCTCTTCGCCGGCGCAGCGCGCGTCAGGCCAGTGAGCGCGCAGAGATTGTCGAGCAGCACGCCGGTCGCGCTCGATGGGTCAAGCGCTCCAGAGACCGCTTCGGCGAGATCCCAAGCGTCCGAGAGAGCATCGGCGAAGATGTCGATCTCCTGGCCAACGCGCGAGCGCGAGTCGACGTTGACGTTCTTGCCGAAGACGCGCCGGAACGCGGCCTGGAGCGACTCCTGGAGCTCGCTGACCGTCTTGGTGACGAACCCGTTGATGGTGACTCCAGCCATGGCTCAGTTCTCCAAGTTCAGCGTTGCGTCGATGATCTCCGAGAAGTCGGTGGAGACGCGGAAGTCGATCTGAAGCGTTCGACCGTTTTTCTGTACGCGGAACGAGAGCAGGTCCGCAACCCCTGGCGTGCCGAGAATCTCCTCGCGGTAGATCGCCTCGACTCGAGCCAGCGGCGTCTTGCCGAAGATCTCCTCGAAGTACGGAAGGCCAAGCCCAGCGTTCAGAAAGCACTCGCCTCGGAACGTCTGCAGGCGCGCAGCGAGGTCCGACGCAACGCCTTCGGCTCCGCTCACCACCTGGAAGTCTCCATCAGCGAGCGCGAGGTCGCCTGTGGCTGGATCAAGACGGAGATCGCGAACGGCCTCGGACCCAGCGACGGCGCCGAACGGAGCAGCTGCTGGAATCGCCGTTCCAGATGCCGTCGACGTCAGGGTGAACGCGAAAGAAGCAGGCATGGGTCACTCCGTGGTTCCGCTGGAGTCGACAGCGTAGGCGTCGATCGTTGGAGAAGAAGGCCAGCCTGCCGACCGCTTGACCGTGAACCGAAACCCGCCAGCAATGGCGACCTGGCTGCTCTGGGCGGCATAGGGAGCGGTGAATCGGTTCCCAGCGTAGATGAGCTCTTCGAGATTCGACCCAGGCATGCGCGCGACGAGGAAGGTTCGCCCGAGGCCGACGTTGTCGGTGACGTCAATGACCACAGCCTCGAAGGACTCGAGTCTGCCGGTCAGCGGCGAGACGAGCGTGACGACCGGCGCAGCGCCGTCCCCTGTCGACGCGACTTGCACCTGCCCTCCGAACTCGAAGCGCGACTCGTCGATCGCCGGCCAGAAGTCGTCGAAGACCGGTGCGTCGATGTATTCGAATGCGCTCTCTGCGATGTCGGGCATCGGGTCCTCAGAGGATGGGAACGACGCCGGGGAATGGAATGATGAAGTCGCCGGCGACCAGCCTCGTCTGAGCAGCTGCCGATGGGATGGAGCTGCCAACCGTGACTGACGGGACTGCGTAGAGGTCCGGGAGGATCCCTCGGTAGGCCGCTTGGCCAGCCGTCGTGCTCCACACGGAGCAGGCCACCACGTTGTACTTGCCTGAGACTGCATCGGTCAGGATGCCGGTCCCGTAGTACTCGGAAGCTCCAGCGTAGACGCGGTCGACGCCTCCAGCCGTCGAAACAGCCACGCCGTTCGGATTGCGCCCCACACACCCAAGAACAGATGCTCCAACGGTCGAAATCGCTGGCGCGCCACGACTCGACGTCTGCGAATGCCCGAGGAGAAAAACGTTCCGAGTGTCCGAGGTGCCCGTCGTCTTTTGCAGCGCGACGAAGGTCGTGAACACGCCGAAGCCAGAGCGCGAAACGAGGAAGAAGAACTGCCCGTCTTCCGCGCACGCGAAGTGCGTGTAGTTCGAGTTCCCTGTGACAACGTCTGCGAGAAACTGAACCGAGGAGTCTCCTGTCGACGTCGTGTTCCACAGGAACTCGGCAGCTGTGTTTGTCGGCCGGGCCGTCGTAGTTCCTCCGGTGAAGGGAGCAGCAATCGGCGCGACAGCGATCACGATGTTCTGCGCGCCGTTCAAGCAGTCGATGACGATCTGGTAGCCAAGCGTCGTGTTCTCGGCCCACCACCACGATCGCGCTGCGCCAGCGTTGCCCCAGAGCAGGTTGGTGTGCGCGGCGATCAGATCGCTCCCAGAAGTGTTGGCGGTGGTTCCGTCGCAGCTGCCCTTCACGGTCCACACACTGTTCGCGTTTCGAGTCCCGCTTGTGGTTCCTCCAGATGCGGTGTTCTTGAGGAACTGAATGAGGGCGAAAACAGCGCTCTGCATCAGCTGCAGCGTCGACCCGTTCGCAGCGAATGGGACGTTGCCCCTTGAGGAGTAGGTCTTCGAGACAGCTGGGAGGGAGGCCATGGCGCGCAGCGTACACGAAGCGCCGTCACTTCACCTTCACGACCGGCGAGAGGAAGGCTGGAGGAGCAACCCCAGCCGCGTTGAACGCGGTGATGGCTGATGCCAGCGCAGACTCGGCGGCGATCGCGGTGGCTGACGTCGTACCCACTGCGGCAACGGCTGTGGCCACGGCAGCGATCTGTGGCGGCGTCGCGGTGAGAGCAAGCGGTCCAGTGACGGTTGGCAACAGCGCAGCCAGCGCGGCGTTCGCGGCGTGCGCCGCAGCCGATGCTGTCGCGGCTGCCGAAGCTGCCGCGTGCAGAGTCTGAAGCTGCGCCAGGAAGTAGGTCCCGTGGATGGCTGCTTCGGTCGCCGGCGAGCCCTCTCGAGCACCAAGCTGAACGTCAGTCGGCGACAGCACGATGCCAGGGCCACTGTCCGAGCCGATGCTCATTCCAGACGCAGGCAGCCCTGCCCAGACGTCGTGCCGCAGCCCAGGAAGCGCGATGGCATCGGCAAGGTGGAAGCGCCGAACGCCCCCAGGCTGCTCGCCTCCAAGCGCCTGCCATTGATCGATCGACGACTCAGCGAAGACGACGAGCACGCCGTCGCCAGCGTTGAGCGGGAAGATGAGCCGGAACCCGCCAGCACCAGGGAACACGACTGGAACGTTCACCGCGACGCCGGTCGAGACGTCTTCGACGTCGCCGTTCTCGCGCGTCAGTCGGCGCTTCAACAGCAGCTTGACGTTCGCAGTTTGCCGAACCGAATCGAAGCTCTCAACGCTTCCGGGCATGGCTGTGTGGACGTCGGCGAGCCGGTCAGCCATCACCGACTCGAGAACCTGAGGCATCGTTGGGGATCGGCTCATGTCGAGATCGCCTCAATGTCGGTGAACCAATCATTGCCGAAGGTGTCGCCGGCGTGGGTCACCTTCTGCGCAACAAAGACGCCCGACCGCGACTGGCTCTGAAGCTGGAAGCGCTGCCCTGGCCTAATGCGAGGCTGAAGCAGCGTTCGAACCTTGAGCACTCCGCGCGCGCCAGGCTTCGCCGGCGTACCCATCTCCGGCGATCCGATCAGTCCGGTCGTCGGCGAGATGAGCGGGGCTTCTTCCGGCAGCGACTCGTTCGGCCGAAGGATCTCGATGCGGCCGTCCTGAATGCTCCACGTCATACCGTGGGGCTCGAGCAGCGTCGTGAGTTCGGTCGACGCCTTGGCGTTCTGGACGTAGCCGCTTGTGAACTGCGCCGAGATCTCCTTCGCGCGCGCAAACGCGTTCCCAGGATCAAGCATCATCGCACCCACGGCCTTGTTGATGACGGCCGACACCGGCGTGCCTGGCGCCCACGAGTCTTGGACGCGCGCGAAGCGAAAGGCACGGTCGCCGTCGCCGGCCTCGATCTTCGTCACCCAGTCCACGCCGAGCTTCACTGACTGCGCAATGCGTACGTCTGCACTCGCAATCTGGCTCACCTGCTCGGCGTACCCAGCGACGAGAATGATCCGGGCACCCTTCTCCTCGAGCGCGGCCTGGCTTTCCTTCGACAGGTTGTAGATCGAGATCTCGACGCTGTTCGGCTGTGGCTGGGTGTCCTTGATGATCTTGAAGCCGATTCGAAGGCCGGAGATCTCAAGCCGTCGCAGTGTCTGAAGCGTGTACACGTCGGGCTTGGGTGGTTGCCCGACGAGCAGCTTGCAGCGGCGGTCGAAGAGGGTGGTCACGCGAGCTCGTTGGCGGAAACGTAGAAGAGCGCGACTCGTCGACCGAGCGCTTCGAGATCGCTCTCCTTGGAAGTGCCTCCGGTGTCGATCGCCATCATCTCGCCTGGCGGAACGGATGCGCGTCCCTGGTACCGGCGCAGCAGCGGCGTGTCGATGACGACTCTGATGCCGGCGACGATCAACGTCCCTTCTCCGTCTTCGATGTCGAGGCACCACTGCTCGACGCGGTCGTTCCAGCGGAACGTCAGCCCATAGGTGACGCCGTCGAGCTCGGTGGAGAAGCCGAAGAGCGGACCCTCTTGTCTGATTGGAAGCTCGATCACTGGCCAAGTCCTTTGACGAAGTCGGAGAACGATCGGCCCGTCCAGTCGTCACCTTTTGCCAGCACCGATCGGCGGTCGGCCTCGGATGCCTCGGTCCCGGGCTGCTTCGTCTGGTCGACCTTCTTGGTGGGCTTCTTCTTCGGGCGGTTCAGCACGTCGACGCGAGCGATCTCTGATCGAACAATGCGGATCTCTTCGAGGGTGATGGTGAACCGGATCGCCTCGCCAGTCTTCGCGTCGCGTGGAACCTCGATCGAGGTGATGAGCATTCCGTCGTACGAGCGGAAGTCGCTGACGACCGAGACCACCTTCTTGTCGACCCGCATCTTCTCGAGAGCGGCCATGGCCTGCTGCGCTGGTCCGGCTGCTCCGCGCGCGCCCGTACTGGTGCCTGGGTCGTTGGTCACGCCTCGGAAGGCACGCTCCACCGCGCCAAGCGGCGTGTTGGTGAGGAAGCCTTCGACCATGATCGCCAACGGCAGCAGCCTCGCGTGGTCGGTCGGGTTGGCGCCTTCCTCGATCGGGTGCTTGGTGATCTCCACCTTCGCCGAGTGCTTTTCGGTGATGGCTGCGTCGAGCTCAATCGTGTCGATTCGAACCATGGATCAGAACCCCATCGCTGAGCGCATCTTGCCGTCCCACCAGTCTTCGAGCACTTCGCGCGTCGCGCCGGCGACCTCCTGTGCGGACTGTCCGGGCTGCGCGTTCACCACGAAGCTCCCCTGGAAGCTCGGCGCCACGATCGGCTGCCCTGCGGACGTCTGCGCAGCGACGCCGGCGCCGATGGAGGCCGCGCCACCGGAGATGAGAGGCGCCTGTCCTTGCGACTGCTGGAAGGTCTCCACGGCCGACCCGACGCCGGGGATCGTCTTCAGAAAGTCGGCGAACTCGGCTGTGCCTCGGAAGAGCTTGAACAGAAGCTCGATGCTCGCCGAGATCGGCTGAAGGAAGCTCGACCACCAACCGCTCTTGATGGCAGGGAGCAGGCGCCCCTCGAGATCGGTCAGGTAGAAGACGATCATCTTCAGGCCGGCGAGCAGCCCGCTGTCGTTCGGATCGACGCTGACCCAGTCGTCCAGGAACTTCGACCAGGCCGGGCCGATGCGCCCGATCAACGAGTCGCCGCCTTCGAGGAAGACGAGCACGTCTTCGGCGCCGAGCAGCATGGCAGCGACGAGCGCGATGGAAAGCAGCAGCGGAGCGTTTGCTGCCGTCCACGCCGCAGCCGCAGCCAAGCCAGCAGCGACCTGCGTGGCTCCGTACGCAACAGCTGCTGCCGTGTTGAGCGCGAATGCAACCAGCTGCTCGAGCAGCACGGCCTTGATGGAGAAAAGCACCGGCAGGAGAACGCTCGTCGCGACGATGGCGAGGAGCTTCCAGTTCGAGATGAGCCAACCGACCGCCTTCGCGATGCCGGTGAAGACGGTGGTGAGGCCCTTCACGAAGTTCTGGATGCCGGACCGGATGAGCGATCGGTTCGCCTTCACCCACTCGGTGATGCCCTTCACCACCGGGAGCAGGGCCTCGATGATGGGCCCAGCGAGATCGCGCTTCAGTGATTCGTATCCGTCCTTCAGTGCATCGAGCGAGTCGTTGAGCTCGGCGCCGGCATCAACGGCGTCCTTCCCCATGACGAGACCGAGATCCCTTGCTTCCTGCCGAAGCCTCGCGAGCCCCTCTTCGCCTTCGGCGAGCAGCGGCAGCAGCTGGATTCCGGCGCGTCCGAAGACGTCGAGCGCCTTCGCCGACCGCTCGCTTGGGTTCTTGATCTTCGCGACCGCCGTCGCCAAGTCGGTGAACACCTCGTCCGATCGACGCAGCTTCCCTTCGCCGTCCGTCACCTTCACGCCGAGGGCTGCGAACGCCTTCCCAGCCTCGCCTCCACCCTTCGCGGCGTCACCCATCGTCATCGTGAGCTTCGTGAGCGCGTGGTTGATGGTCTCGGCCGATGCGCCGGACTGGGAAGCGGCGAAGCCGAGTTCCTGAAGGGCCTCAACCGATGCGCCCGTCCGAATCGACGCATCAGCCAGGTCGTCGGCGTAGGCAGCGGTGTGAAGCGTCGCGTCACGGAGGCCGGTGACGACGTCGCTCATGACGCCGACGATGCCCTTCAGCGCCCCTTCCAGGCCGTCAGCAGCCAGTTGGGCAGCCGCGAAGCCGCTCGAGTCCCAGTCAAGTCCAAGACGAACGAAGAGTTCTCGGAGGGCTTCCATGTGCGCAGTCTCTCACTTCTTGGGTTGGGCTGCTGCTGCTCGAGCCTTCAGCACGGCGTCGAGCGTCTCGTTCGCCATCATCAAGTCGGTGAAGGTCCAGGTCGTCTTGAGCTCGGAGAGGGACGCCCAGCCGGCGTCGACGAGGCGGAACGCCGGCCAGAGCGCGTTCAGGTGGTCGGGGAGATGGAGGCGGCGACCTTCGCCTTCATCTTTTCGCCGAGGGCCCCGAGCGCTCCCTTGGCGGCTGCGAAAAAATCGCCGTAGTTCACCTCCACGGCGAAGGCAGCGATCTTGAACACGGTCAGCAACTTGCCCTGGAACTCGGTGTCGAAGATCGGGAGGATCGGCACAGTCGAGCCGTTCACCGTCACCTGGCACGTCACGAGAAGCGCTCGGATGATGGACACGACGTCCGAGCCCTTCACGTTGCGCACAGAGGCAGCCAGCGCGGCGGCAAGGGCCTCGTCCTTGCCGAGTAGCGACAGCGCGGCAGGGCCAAGAAGGCCGGTCAGCGCGGTGAATTGCTCGAGCGCTGCGAACGCCGGCAGCGGAGAGAGGCTGACTTGGTAGCCATCGATGAGCTTCTGGTGGACCTGCGCCATTGGGGTTCCCTTCCTGTTGGAGACGGGGACACCCTACAGCGCAGGCCTGGCGCCGACTACAGCGAGCCACCCACGAAGACGTTCATGTTCGGAACGACGAGGGTCCACTGCCGTCCGGTGACGCCCTTGTCGAACTCGATCTCGGCAGGCTTCAGGAGAAAGCATTCGTCGCCGGACACCAGCGTGTTGCCCAACTGGTCGACGATCTGTGAGGCGCCAGGCGGCGTTCCGGTGAGCTCGTCGAGGTTGTGCATGGCGCTGCACACGTCGTTCGATGGAGCGGTCTGGAGAAGGGTGAACTGGATGATCCCCTTCTTGTTCGCGTTGCGAGCGCGCGCGACTCTTCCGTCCGAACCAACGACGGCGAGCCAGGTGTCCTCGTCTCGAGATGTGGTGATGAAGCTGCCTTCACCCCAGCCGGAGATGATGTTGCCACCGATGATGAGGCTGACTTTCTGCGGGTCGTACGTGTCCATGTGTCCTCAGAGCAAACGGTGAAGGTGGTTCAGACCGAGACGGTGCCGTTGATCGTCACGGCGTGAATGGCGCCGGCGTAGACCGCGCTGAACTCGACGTTGCGGAGCGTCCGCGTGCTCTTGTCGATGAGCGGGACCGTCGAGGCCTTCGGCGCGGTGACCGTCCAGCCGGCGTTGAGCGCCTCGCGATCCTCGTCGCTTTGCAGCTGGCCTCGAACCTCGCTGGTGACGATGGCGATGCCGTCGTCGTTGAACGGGACCTTCTTCGAGACCGAGAGCTTGCCGAAGACGCGCTCCTGGATGCGCGCCTCCAGGAAGTCGAGGTAGCGCACGAAGTCGATATATTCGCCGCTGCTCGAGTAGCCCTCCTCGAACATGTTCACGCCAGCGGTCGCCTCGTAGAAGTTGACGTTCTTCGCGCGCAGGTTCGAGCGCTGCGTCGCGGTGTACGAAGCCACCGGAGCACCGGCGAGCGTCTTGAACTTCCAGGTCTCCTCGCCAGGGGTGTACGTGAAGCAGAGCCCCATGATGGCGGCGTCGGCGAAGTCTTCGCTGCCCATCGCATCGACGAGAGCGGTCTTCTTGTAGGCGAGGGCCTTCAGCGACTCGCCGACGTCATCGGTGCCCGACGAGACGGAATTGCGCATCGCGCTGTCGCACGAGCTCGCGAGGTAGAGGCGCTTGTTCGCCTCGATCCAGGCCGCTGCCGCTTCGACGAAGGCCTTCGAGTTGAAGTGCGTGAGCAGGCCGTACCAGTCGCTGCGCTCGAGCGCGATGGCCGCCAAGTCGGTCGCGACACCAGGATCGGCGTGGTCTTGAAGGAGCGCGAGGTTCGAGTCGCTCGACGACAGCGAGAAGAACGCGCCAGGCGTGTTGGCGATGACCCGCATGAACGTCGTCTGATCGGTGACGGTGATCGGCAGCGCCAGCGCGTCGATCGCGGCCTTCAGCCCAACGATGATCTCGGTCAGCGTCGCGGTCCCGTCCGAGGTGAAGGAGACCTCGGTGCCGTTCACCTTCATCCGGTAGGTGTAGCTGTTCAAGACGGTCGGCGTGACGGCAAAGCGAAGGGTCGGCTTCAAGGCGCAGCGCCCGATGAGCAGCTTGGGCGGTCGCGGCGACTGCCCGAAGACCTTCGAGGCCTGCTTGTACTCGGCAGTCGTGGTCGCGAAGTCGGCCTGCACCGCCGTCAAGCTCGTGTACTCGCGCACGCGCTCGACCCAGGCAGCCGTGTAGCTGAGGATCATCGGAACGCCGAAGCCTGCTTGCGTCACCTTCGACGCGACGCTGGTGATGAGGACCGAAACGATGTCGCTGAGCATGGCCATTGAGTCTCCAGAAGGGGTCGGACAGGGGCCACCTTACATGAGGGGACCCTCAGGGCACCACCTGGACGTCGTAGTCCTCCACCGTGGCGATGTACCCAAGGCGCTCGGCGACCGACTGGGAGACCGCAAAGATGACCGAGAAGGTCGCACGATCCTCCTGCGTTGCCTGGCGCGGCTGCGGAATGCGCTGGATCGTCCCCTGCGCGATCAGCCCGAGCCCGGCGTCGTTGAGCGCCGTTCGAACCGAAGGGAGCGACAGGACGGCCTGCGCCGTCGCCAGGATCGACCGCGCGGTGATGCCGGCGCCCACCGTTTCCGGTGCAAACGCTTGCAGGTCGACGGCGAGCGTTCGCATGCCCTTCGCCTCGATCTCGATCTCCTCGCCTGCTGGCCTACCGGCGTCGAAGGTGTGGTCGACCGAGTCCTGGCCGATTGGAATCAGGTCGCCAAGTCGGATGACGAGGCGCGGCGAGACTTCGGCGATGGGGAGATCCTGATCTGCGAAGAACACGCGATCGGCCGTCAGCGGCGACGACTTCAGCGTCCACGTTCGAATCGCATCTTCGATGGTTGCCCAGGCGATCATCAGATCCTCGCAACGACGCAGCGAAAGTAGTTTCCGAGAGCAGCCCAGCGCTCGACGATCTGCACCTCGAACGAGGCCCCGTCGATGGCGACGCGATCGGCCTCCTGCGCTGCCTCCGGCCTTGCCTGGAAGAGTTCGGTTCGCGTGAAGACGGCCATCGTCTCGCGCGTCCTGATGCCTTCTGGGAGGCGCCGGAGGTCGCGTCCTGAGGCCGGCTGAGCCGAAGCGACGATCTCGAATGTCGACGTCGAAGGCGCCACGCGACGACCGTTCAGCATGCTGGTGGGGCTCGAGCGCGTGACGATGTAGCAGCCGCTGCGCAGCATCTCGATCGCGTCCGAGAGATCGTTCGTTGCGGCGCAGTCGCTGATTGGAGTCGGCGACGCCGGCGACGTCACGACAGGCGCTGGCGTGAGGGCGAACTCGTCGTGGACGAACTGCGGATCGGCGCCTGGTGGCGACGCCGCGATGAACGAAATGTCCTGCTGATGGAGTGCTGGGTTTGGCGCGACGACCATCAGGTACGTCCGGCGAGCCTGCACGCCGACTGCCGGCGTCGGTCCCAGGAAGCTCGAGATGGTTGCCGGCGCGCCGGTCCAGAGCACGCCGTCTTGATCGAAGAGCGCCCAGACCGACATGGGCTTCGCCGGCGTGGTGACAGGTCCCGAGACGTACGAAGGGAAGCCCGTGCCGTTCTTCACGAGGTACGCAGTGCCGGCGTCGCGATCCGCCTGCGACGGCTGGAACCCGTACTGTCCTCCTCCTCGGTTGACGATGGTTGGCTGCGATCGAGCGCCGGTGCTGTCGCGGTAGTCGACGAGCTCGACGCCTCCTGGGCCAATGGGAAGCGACGCCAGCGGCAGGCCGTTCTCGTCGTAGACCGCCCAGGAGATCCAGCTGCTCACGCCTTCACCCAGTCCCTCTCGTACTCGTCGACGGCGCGCTGAATGCCGCGCTTCTCCCAGGTGAGGTGCTTGGTGTCCTGGCGATCGGCGCCGCCCTCGATGAACTCGCAGGCGTGGGCAATCTCATGGCACAGCGCCGCGAGGTTCACCCCGACGCCGATGGTGGTGCCGCTGGTGACGCCGGCGACGTTGCCTCCGTGGAGCGGCGACTCCCACACGTTCGTCTTCTGCACCAGCACGTGAAGCGCGATGCGCGTGGCGTCGATGGTGGAAGGCGCGAGGTCGGTGTACTCGCGGAGCAGCTGGAATGCGACTCGAGCGTTGACGTCGATGCGGTGAGGGTCGACGGCGCCGAGCGCGTGGTATCTGAAGCCGCTCGGCGTTCGCTTCCAGGGAATACGCTGGCGCAGGTACGCGGGCACCATCACAGCAACAGCGCCACCGAGAACGGCGACGAGGAGAACGATGGCGGCGATCATTCGAGTCCCTTCAGTATGGACGCCGCGTCCGCACCTTGCGCTGTGAGATACCTGCGCAGCCGACTGAACAAAGCAACGCGGGTCGGAAGCTCCGCCTTCCACGGCAGCGTGGCAGTGAGCACGGCGACGCAAAGTTCGGTTTCGTGAGGACACCCGACGTATCCGCTCACGCACGAGTCCATCAGTACGAACTGACCGCGTTGAGCCATCGAGTCCACCTCCGAGTAGATGGCTCGCATGTGCGCGTCGATCATCATCGCTGAACGCTCGCTCCCTGGCACTCGACGTACTTGTCCCCATCCGCCTGTACCGCAGCCTCGGTGAACGCTGTGGTGAGGTCCGGGCAGACGTAGTCGCGCGCGCCGTTCGCCACCGTCGTCAGCGTCACGGTTCCGCCCTTCAGGTTCACCGGGGTTGACCCGCCGAGCATGATTCCGGCGCCCGTTGTCGGTGAACTCTGTCCGATGTTCACGAGGTCGATTCGAGCAGTCGTTCCGCTGAACGCGAAGACGGACCCTGTCGACTGAGGGGTCTGTGTCGTTCCGCCGAAGTTGCCCAGGTCGACGCCAATCTGACACCCCTTCACCTGAAGCGAGAAGACGCTCGCGCGGCCACCGCCCGTCATCGCGACTCCGCTTTGTGTGGACTGCGAGCTGCCCTCACCTGAGTAGCAGTTCACCCAGCCATTCACGAAGCTCGTGATCTCGACCTTGTTCAGCGAGACGACAACGTTCGACGCGATGTTCTCGCTGTCGACGGTGAGCCCATTCACCACCACCAATGAGTGCGCCGCCGCAAGAGCAGTGCGCATTCCTCGCACGTACACGTCCGTGAAGGTGAATCGGGCTGCACCGAGCGCGCCCTGGTTGGAGCCAGCCGTGATTGCGGTGCTGTCGTTCCCACCTTCATTGGCGGTCGTCGCGATGATGGCCGAGTCCGTCACCGTGACGCCGTAGTTGCCGTTCGTCGTCAACGTGATGCCGGTCCCTCCACCAGTCGGGAAGGTCCGGGCGCGTATGCGATTGAGGGCGACCAAGAAGCCCCCCTGTCGCCCACCAGTCGCGCCCATCGAGAGGGCTGAAATGTTCGGCGCACTTGGCTCAAAGGAGAGGTTGTTGAGGTTGACGGTGCCCGTCCCTGTTCCGATCTTGATGAGCCCGGAGACTGCGCCCGTGAGAATCGTCGAAGGCGTGCAGATCTCGTAGGTGTTGCCCGTCGCAGGGTTGCCTCCGGTGAAGCTCGTTCTCGAAACTTCGAGCGTCGTCGGTGACGCAGCCGAGATCGGGAACTTGTTCCCTGATTGGATACCCGAGGTCATGCACACGAAGCGCCCTCGAATACCGAGGCCAGCAGCGGCCCACGTCGAGGCAGCGGGCCATGTCTGCGTCGAGTCGGTGAAGATGGCGCGCGTCGGGAACGCCAGCGCGGTGAATCCGGTGAGCGCGCCAGTCGCAGTCCCGGACGCGGGGGTCCACTGGGTCCAAGTGGTCGACCCCTGGATCGTGAGCGAGACCCCGTCAGTCATCGTCAGCCCGTCGATCAGCTGCGAGCTGGTCAGCGTGTAGGTGCCTGCCGCCAGCGTGATGGTCGCGTTGTGCCGCAGATGGTTTGGGAGCTTCGCGCGAGCGCCGTTGATCGTGGCGCACGGCGTTGAAACGTCGGTGCAGTTGGCCGTGTCGCTCCCGGTCGGGTTTACGAAGAGGCTCACGACAGCCGTCGTCTCGACCGGGACGCCGTTGATCTTCGGCGTGTAGATTCCTCCGTCGAAGTGCTTGTGACCAGAGAACGCTTGGTCCTTCGTGTTCACCAACCCACGGACGGTGGTGGTTGCGTCAGGAGGTGGCGAGGGCGTTGCTGCGAGAAGGAGGGGCAGGAGGATCCGGATCATGCCCGGCATACTGACACGAAAACGCCCCGACGATGAGCCGAGGCGTGTCGTGGTGAGCCTTTGCCCCGCGCTATTTGCTCGGGGTTGAGTCGGCCGCGCGCGCTCACCCGCACCGGTGCGAGCCGCTACTCGACCTGTTCGAAGTGGATGAGGAACGTCTTCCCGTTGACGAGCTCGGGGAAGATCTTCGGGTTGGTGATGACGAGCCGAATCTCGCCGCTGGGGGTGTACTTCGACCACTCCCTGTTCGCCTCGTCATCGGCGCCACCGAAGACTGGCTGCATCGTGACCTGCACCGAGTCGAACAGACCCACCTCATTCGCCTGGAGACTGCTCATCTTGTGTACGCCGGTGATGCGACACTTCGCATTGAAAGCCATGGTTGTTTTCTCTGGGTAAGCGGGGCTGAACCTCTCCCGCGAATTGAACCGCTGACTGAATCCTCTTCGCTCATCACTTCTTCGTCAACGACCAGGCGAAGCTCTGGAGGTACCTACCGGTATCGATGAGCGGAGTACTCGATCCCTTCCGCCGAATCGTCTCGGGCTTCAACGGAGGAGGAACGCCGGCGCGAACGAAGGCGCGCATGTCCGCAACGGCCTGCTCGCCGAGAATCCCGAGCGCCTGCTCGCCGTCAAACCGTCCCTCGATGACGCCCTTGAGCAGCTTCGATGCGAGCGCCTGCCAGGCCTGCTGCTGCGCGTCGAAGGTGCCTCGAATGTGCGAGCGCTCTGGAATGTTCGCGCGAGGCGCGCCGAACTCGTGGATGGCTGCGAGCTCAGCGTTGGTAAGGCTGGAGCCTTCGTGCTCGCTGTCGCCGAGTACTCCGACGCGAAGCTCCAAGTCGTCGAGCTTCCTCAGTCGCTCGCGGAGGCCGGCGATGCCTGGCCCTTTCGCTGTGAAGGACGACTTCACTCCGGCTCTTCCTCAACAGGCTTCGCATCGAGCAGCGCTCCACATCGGAAGCAGATGGGAGGGTGAGCCATGTACATGCACTGCTTCCCGTTCGGCCGAAGGTGCGGATCGTGCGGTCCGACCAGCTGCGGCTTCGTGGTGATGGAGCCCACGGTCTTCTCGACTGGCTTCACGTCACGCCTCCTCGGATGACCCACAGGCGCACCAGGCGCGCGTACTCCACGCCGTACTGCGTCGACGACAGCGCCTTGCCAGCCTCGCTGAGGCCGTCCGACACGGAGGCGAACGACTTGGAGACGCCTCCAACGCGGACGCTGGTGAGGGGACCGACTGCTGGACTTGCTGCGGAGGCGCCCCCTCCTTCCTTTCGGCGCCTCCACAGCGTGAGCTCGTGCGCCACCAGCAGCACGCCGAGCCGGTCAGCCCTGGACTGCGAGGAGACGGCGCTGGCGTTCACCTGGAGTGCGGCGTCAGCGATCTTCCGATCGAAGACGTCTGGGTCGATGACGTTGCAGTCGAGCTCCGGCGCCTCGAGCAGCACGTCTCGTCTGGTGATCGTGAGCGCCATCGGACTTACGCCTCCTCTTCGCCTTCGTCCGCTTCAGGGTCCGTCTCGTCCTTCGGCGCGAGCTTCAGCGCGTCCATCTGCTTCTCCAGCGCGTCGAGCACGCCCTTTCGCGACTCGGCTTCGGCCCAGCGCTCGAGCAGCGCCTTGTCGAACGTGGACTTCACGAGGCCCATCGCGTCCTTCTGGTTCAGCGCGGTCAAGTCGAACGGCGCGCTGCCGGCGACGTCGTCCTTCCCGGCGACGAGCTCCATCTCCTCGATCTCGCCTTCGGCGATGTAGTGCTTGATCGCCGGCGACCTCTTGAACTCCTCCCAGACCTTCCCGTCGACCTCGTTCACGCCTGGAATCAGCGTCATGAGGTGGTTCCCGAAGATCTGAGCGCGCTTGTTGTGAACGATGGGCATGAATTGGCTCCGTGCTGCGTGGTGGAGCCCCAAGAAACACGAAAGGCCGACCGGAAACAACCCGATCGGCCTCACGCGTGACTGCCTCGCCTGTTCTTAGATGCCGTCGCCGTAGGCCACGGACAGCGGGTAGTAGCACTGCACGCCGCCGACTCGCGCGTGGCATGGCACCACGAACTCGAGGTTCCGCTCCTGGACGGGCAGCTGCTCGAACTCTTGCGGAACGGCGCCCTGCAGGTGATCGGGCGTCATCGAGTACGCCATCATCCGGTTCAGGCCACCAGCGCCGGCGCCAGCCATCCGGTACCAGGGCTCGACCGCGACGCCGGGATACTGCGCCCGGAACCAGTCGAGGATCGTCTTGTCGCTGTTCGAGTCGAACCGCGTGGTGCGGATGAGCGTGAACTGCGCGCGCGGCAGCAACAGCATGTTCGGCGACTCGATCTCCGAGGTCTGGTTGATGATGTACTCGCAGATCCCGACCATGTCGCGAACGATGAGGACCGGGGTCTTGTTGATCCAGAGCGCGCTGGCGCCAGTTCCGTCAGCGGGAACCGTGTAGGTGAGCGCGTTGGGGACGTTGAGCAGGCCGGTGAGACCGGTCGCTGCGTCGCCGGTCGCCAGGACGCGGTCGATGATGACCTCGGTGGCGCGACGAGCAGCGGCTGCCTTCTTCTGGTCGATCGCGACGCCAGCACGCTGGGCTGCGCGGATCTCCTGAAGGTTGTAGCCGTACGACACGCCGATCGACTTCACGCCGAACGTCGCCTCGTTGGCCTGCACGTCGGCTCGCGGCAGATCGTCGGCGTAGCTCGCGATGAGCTTGGCGACGCCTACCTGCGTGTACGACCGCAGGCGGATCGTCTCGACCGCGTTGTCGAGCTCGGGATCGAGCGGGACGAACTCTCTCGCGCGCAGGTTCGGATACTTCCTGTCGTACGTGCGGGCCTTGGTCATCTCCAGCTGCCTGCTGAAGAACGCGTTCTCCGAGGCGTCGAGGTTCTCCATCCTGCGGCTCTTCAGCTTCGTGAAACGCGTTCGCATTGCTTGCTCCTGGGAAACGGCGAGAGGGTGAGGCCCTCGAGCATCAGCTGCCCGAGGGGAAGGGGTTCAGGTGTTCGTTACGGCAGGTCGACGTTGACGAGCACCAGGCCGTCGCCGAGGGAGGCCTTCGTCTCTGCGAAGGTGAGCGCGGCGGTCGAGACGGCGGTCGCGGTGTCGGCGTCAGCGCGAACGACGCCCTTCTGCGAGCCACCACCACCAGCGGTGTGACGCACGAAGCACGGCTGGCCCTTGGTGACGGCGCCTTCGTGGACCATCATCACCTGGCCCTTGCGCATGACGCTGATGAGGTTCTGCGGCTTCACGCCGCTCGTCCCCAACTGCGTCTCGCGATCGAAGTTGTGCGAGTGGAGGTGAACGCCGACGACGACGGACGAGCCGTTCACCATCAGGATCGCCTTGTCGGGAGTTCCCGACTGAGCGGAAGCCGTGCCCTGCGCGACGGCGACGCCGAAGGGAATCTCTGCCGAGACCTCTCCCTGGACGTAGGACTCCACGGTGTCGTCCCGCGCGTCCGACTTCATGCCGGCGAAACCACGGGCCTGTTCAGCGTACGAAAGGGTGTCGAGAGGCATCGGTGCTTCCTTGTTGGACAGCGGGTGAAGGGGTCCTCTTTGCGACCGGCGCCTTCACGAGCACGCCGGTCGGGTCTTTCCGGGAGGGGGAATCAGGGAACTTCGATGTTGTGCTTCTTGAGCGTCTTCTGCCAGGCGGCGGCGTTCGACTTGCGCATGGCGTTGTAGCTGGCCTCTGCGTCGACGCGCACCTCGTCCTCTTCGCCGTCGACGTTCTCGACGTCTTCGCGAGCCTCATCGTTGGCGTCGGTCTCGCGCTCTTCGGCGTCTTCGTGCTCCGAGCTCTCGAAGGACTCCATCGCGGCGTCGAAGCGAGCCTCGACGTACGCCGGCGACTTCCCCTCCAGCTTCGCGTCCGGGCTGACCTTCGCGATGACTTGCGCGCGCAGCTTCGTGTCGTCGGCGTCCAGCTTCGCCTTCGCGCCGAGCACCTTGCGGGCCTGGGTCTCGAGTTCGGCGCGAGCCTTCATCGACGCGGCGAGCTTCTTGGGGAGCTCGGCGATCTCGGCGTCCTTCTTCTTCACGGTCTCGAGCGCCTCGTCCAGCTTCGCCTGGAGCTTCTCGTTGGCCTCGAGCGCGACGGTGACCTTCTTGTCGCTCTCAGCGATGGCGGCGTCCGTCTTGGCCTGCCACTTCGAGAGGGCCTGGGCAGCGGCGTCCGTGCCCACTTCGTAGTCGATGCCGTCGATTCGGATGATCTTCACGTGCGCTCCTGGCCTTTGGCCGGTGGGTACAGCCCGATCAGTATCACGGCCACTGCCGGCCTGAACAGTCTCGCTGTCGATCGCCTCCAGCGCGCCGTCCATTCGCACCCTCGCCTCAGGCCCAGCGCGTCCCTTCGCGACGATGGCAACATGGTTGCCTCGGATATTCCGCTGCACGGCGTCGTAGCGAAGGCCGTCAGCCGTCACACCTGGCGCGTCTTCGAGATCGCAGTGGTAGCCGCAGGAGATCTCGCGAGCGTCCCCGCGCTCGAGCTTCTCGACGAGTTCTGCGTCGGTGATGAGCAGTTCGCCGGCAATGAACTCTCCGTCTCGACGGAGCGTGCCGGCGACGCTCCCGCGCGCGAAGTCCTTCGTGTTCTTCGAGTCGAGGAACTTCGGTGGGTGTTCGTCGGTGACCGGCGCCAGTGCAAACGACTGCACGGAATCAGCCTTGAACACCTCGTCTGGGAGACGAAGCTCTCGACGCAGCGAGCCGTCGTCGTTGCGGTACGTGAAGACGCCGGTTCGCGTCAGGCGTCCTTCGATTCGAAGCCAGCCGTTTTCGAGCTTCGTCGGCTTCTTGAGGGTCCCGCGATCGATTCGGTAGGCCATGCCCGTCACCCTACACGACGACCGAGCCAGTCGTCGATCATCACCGGCCACGTCGATGGGTCGGTCGACGGGATCGTCTTGTGGTCGACGCTGAGCAACCACTCAACAAAGTGGTCGGCGCACAGCTGGTCTTGGCCGAACGTCTGCGAACGTCGGCCGCAGATTCGGCACTTGTGCTTGGGCAGCAGCGGATCCACCAGGCATTCGTAGCAGCGCGTCAGAAGCGCTGAACAGCCCCGTCTTCGAGGCGTCTGGTTGGCTCGGCCGAAGAGGCCCTACACGCTCAATGGTTGGTTCGATTCCAACTTTCCCCGCTGCGGGGAAAACGCCCAAGGTGGGCACCTGTCTACGGAACAGGCCACATCCACGGCTTCCTCACTCGAGCCAACCAGACTTCAGAGATCCTCGAGCAGTGCAGTGAGATCCGGCTCAGCCGTGCATCGGCAGTTGTGTACAGTCAGGCCATGCACCGCAAACCAGCCGCTCCGAGTCTCGAAGTTGTAGACCCACCCATCGTGCGGCACAGCCGGCACAACCGACACGACCTGAACGCGAAGAAGATCGTTCGGCTCTACCTGAAGGGCATCAGCGAGTTGGAGATCGCTCGGCGATTTGGGGTGAGCCGCCAAGTGATTCGCCGTCGCCTGGAGGAAGCGAAGACTCCGATCCGTGGACGCGGCGCTGCGATGCTCGTTCGGATGAGCCGCGCCAGTCCTGCTGACCGCAAGCGATGGTCCGCTGCTGCCCACGAGGCCGCTCGCGGGCGGAAGATGAGCGTCGAGACGAAACGCCTGATCGCCAGAAGCAAGACCCGCCGAAAAGGTCCAGGCGAGGCGCTGCTGCTCTTGGCTCTCGGCCGCATGGGCTGGAAGATCGAGGAGCAGGCTCCAATCGACATCTACAACGTCGATCTGCTCGTTGAGGGACGCGTCGCCGTGGAACCAACCATGAAGCCTGGGACCATTCTTCGAACCCGGCAGGGCAACCATCTGGAGCGCAGCAAACACCTCCTCAGCCGAGGCGTGAGCACCCTCTGGGTGACCTACGGAGACCTGCTGGCCTTGGGTGGGTGCCTGAACGAGGTGATCGCCCACGCCGACGAACTTCGCAGCCTTCCAGCCGGCCGCAGTGAGTACCGGGTGATTCGGTGTACAGCGTACCGTTCGACCATCGGCCGTAACCAGATGGGTCAGCTGGCCTCGGTACCAACGCCGATACGCTTTGAGTGCCGGCGCGTGCAGTGAAACCAGCGCGTCGCCTGGCACGCAGTTGATCGGCTGGCCTGGGTGCCCGTCTTCCGGCGCATCAGTCCACGAGAAGAGCTTCCCTTCTCGCTCGACGTGTAGAGGACGCACGCGCTCGTCACGCTCGGTTCGCCACCGGTACGAGGTGATGCCGAGTTCGCCTTGCCTCGCGCGATTCACGGCGCCGTAGAACTTCCCGACCTGATCGCGCGCGATGAGCACCGCGCGACTGCGCGCGACGTCGAAGCGCTTCTCGATCTCGTCGGCCATCTCCTCCCAGCGGCGACCATCGTTGATGCCTCCAAGGACGATGCGCTCGATCTTGTCGAACGTCTCGGACGGCAGCGACTTGATGAGCGCGACGTTCTCCGTCGTCCAGTCGGTGAGCTTCTTTCCAACGCCGGCGTCGCGAATCGGCACCTCCACCGAGAGCGTCGACCGGATCTGCTTCTGAAGCTGGCTCTTCTGGTACTCGGAGGTGCGCCTGCCGAAGTCGCGAATGCGTTCCTCGAGCAGCACGTCGTTGCCTGCAGCGCGCCGGCGAAGGCTGTCGACGATCGTCTTCGCCTGGCCTGGCGAGTCGAAGCGAACGGAGTCTGCGCGCTGAATGGAGAGCCGAGGCAGTTGCGGAAGAAGCACCTCCCGTACGAGGCGAGACGCGACGGCGATGAAGTCGAAGGCGAAGCGCGCGTAGCTGCGCTCGATGGCCTTCGGGAAGACCTGCGGCGCAACGTGCCGGCGCAGGCGAACTCGCCTGCCGATGGTGCGCATCTGCATCTGCCGGCGACGAATCGCCAGCACCACGACGTCGTTCATTCGTCCTCAGGGGTCTCGTCATCTTCGGCAGGCCCACCACCAGGCTGCCCTGGCGCCTTCAACTGCGAGGAGAGCTTCGCGGCTGCGGCTGGGCTGTTCGGGCCTTCCTCGTTCTCGACGGCCGTCTTCGTCTGGTCGGCTTGCATGCGCCGCATGTTGACGTCGATGCGCGTTTCCATCGACCACTTGTCGCCACCGAACCGGCTGATGGCCACCTCCTCCGGCGTCAGCACGCCGGCGTCGACGTAGGCCTTGTCTGCGTTCGCCACCTTCCCGCGAATGTCGGCGAGCTCAGCTTCGGTTGGCGTCCAGAGGTTCGCGAACTCGACCGACCACTTCTCCGGCTCCTTGCCTCCGGTTGGGCCTTCGCTCGAGAGCAGGATGAGGCGCACCAGGCGGTTGATGGCCGGCTTCACCTTCAACTCGCGGTCGGCCGACTGCTCGTCGTACCACCACCGGGTGTTCTGCTCGCCGGTGGCGTTGAGGCCTGCCGGCGCATCGCCCATCAGCAGCGAGACGGGCATTCCAGCTGCAGCTGCGAAGCGCTTCGCGCAGCGGTCGAGCAGATCGGGAAGGCCTGCCACCGGCGTCTGGTGGCGCTGGAAGTCGTCTTCGCTGTCGATGACGAGCGACCGAAGGACGCTTCGCATCATGTCCAGCATCTCGAGCCGCTTGGTGACGGCCTCCTCCTCGTTCGCCATCAGGAGTTCGGCGAGGCCTTTGATCTTGTGAACGCCCTGCGCGAAGTCGGCGATGAGGTTTGGCACCGTCTTGAAGCTCTGCTGGAAGTCGGCGAGCGGCTCGAAGAGCCGATTCAGGACCGAATCACCCCAGCCTCGGTTCGCGCGCGTATGCCGGCGAGAGACACGAATGCCGTCGAGCCTGATGAGGCGCGAGTGGTGAACGTTGAACGTCTTGGCGGCGACGGCGCCGTTCGTCTCGCGCTGAACCGCGTACTCGACAGGTTTGCCATACATCGCCGAGCGCGGGTTGGAGCTCCACTTCACCGGCCAGCACTCGCGCGGCCTCAGTGTCACCAGGAAGCGAACCGCCTTGATCGTCTTCTCGTTGACGGGCTGGGTGAGGTCCTTCGCGCCGTCGTCGATGCCAAGGAGGATCGCCGCGCCTCCGTACGCTCGGCTCCACTGCCGCGCTTCGATGAACGTTGAGACCGTCTCCAAGTCGTCGAGGATCGCCTGCGTCTTCTCTTCGGCTTCCTTCTCCTCGGCGCGCTCGGCTTCGTCGGCCACGCCTGGCTCTTCGGATTCAGCATCAGACTCGGTGTCGTCCTCTGGCTCGACCGGCTCTTCCTCGTCGTCTCCCAGGAGATCGCCGCGCTCCACGTAGGGCTTCGTCGTTTCGCCCTTCGGCTCGAGCTCGCTGATGCTCACCGAGAAGCCGTTCTGCAGCTGCACCTTCGGCGCCGTCTCGATGACGCGGGCTGCCATGTCGTCGCCGAGCCAAATCTCCTCGGCTGTGATCTCGTCGATGACGTCGCGCGAGTACGTGATGCCGGCGCGCGTCTTGTCGCGGTACCGATCGCCCACCTTCGTCAGGGCGTTCGCGAATCCGTCCATGCGCTTCTGGAGCTTCGTCTTGGCCATAGGTCCACCGTACACGATCAGGACAGCGCCTGCGCTCTCGCCAAAGCATCGCCGCCTTCGGTGAGGTACGCGAACCCTTGCGAGATGGCGTCAGCGCGATCGTCGTGGCCAACCGGCACCGAGACGAGCTCGTCGACGCAGCCCTTCACCCAAAGCCCTCGGACGACGAGCATCGGCTCGACGGCGACAAAGCGAGCCAGCGCTCCCCAGTACTCCGTCTTTGGCCCCGTCTTCCGCATACCCGAGAGGCGGTAGCCCACCAGCGACTGCGTTTGCCAGTTGTGGATGACCGTCTTGCCCGCGCTTCCAGGCTCCTGCTCCATCAAGATTCGAACGCGCCTGCCGTCCTCCTTCGCCGTGCGCACGACTTCCGTCTGCGTCTGGCCTGGGTTCCATCGGCCGTGCTTCATGTCGCCGAGCACGAACTTTGGTTTGTTGATGCGCTTCCCCTCGATCATCGGGAACCAGAACCCGACTCGAGCGCCAGCGGTGAAGTCTGGGTTGTTCGAGCCCTTCTGCTCGGTGGCAGCGAAGTCCCAGGATCGGAGCCACGTCACGCCGGCAGGCTCGACGTCGACGAACTCGAAGCACTCAGCCGTGAAGTACTGCCCGGAAGCGACGGCGTCCCAGTCGCCGCGCTCGAGCCAGGCGCGCGTTGTCGGATCGAGCTTCGCCAACTGGCCACGGTAGGCCACGACGTCGAGGCCTGGGTTGTCGGCAGCGAAGGCCGGAACGAAGTGGGCGCCCTCTGGGCGAATGCCCATCTCCTCAGCCGCTCGAGCCGCTTCCTCGGTTGGCGGCGATCGGTAGACGCGAGGCTGCGGCATCGGGCGTCCAGCTGCTCGCGATCGCAGATCGGCTCGAACATCGCCGCCTGTGTCGACGTGCCGAGCGTGCTCGACGAATCGCTCCTTCACCCAGGAGTGCCCAACGCCGCCTGGGTTTGCAGACGCGCGCATGCGCAAGGGCACGTTCCCGACCGCGTCGTTCTTCGATCGCCGGATGCGCGAGAACAGGAACCGGTAGTGCCGCTCGATCCACTGCCCAAGCTCGTCGACGAAGACGAAGTGAAAGCGCGATCCCTGGTACCGGTTCATGTCCCGATCGTGCTGGACGTAGCCGAAGTGGATCGACGACTCGGCCTTCCCCACCTCGGTGAAGAAGAAGTAGCTGTTCGACTCCTCGTCCCACCGCGCAAAGCCAGCAGCGACAGCAGGAGCGAACCACTGGTGCGCGCGCGCGAGGATCGCGTCGGGCATCAGCATGTCCACCTTCGTTCGCCGGAAGATGCCTGCCGAGTACCCAGGCACGTGGATGAACTGCAGCGCTGCCATCAGGCCAGCGTCAGACTTGCCACCACCAGCAGCGCCTCCGAAGAGGGCCTCCTCACACGTCAGCGCCAGGAACTCGAGTTGAAGGTTCGACGGCCGATGCGGAATCAGGCTCTTCGCTGAGTCCAGAGAACGAGACGCTCGGGCGCGCCTCAGAATCCGAAGCTCCTCCATGGCGAACTTCGCCAGCGATGGCGGCGAGCGCCCGCTCAAGAATCGCGTCTTCGCTACTCGCATGGAACTCCTTCTTCAGACGCTCGATGGCTGCGCGCAGCTGGTCCTCGATGATGACGTGGACGCGCGGGCCGAACTCGTCCTTCTCGACGACGGTGGCGATGAAGGCAGTCGCTCGCCAGTCGCCGGCGACGTGCTTGTCCCCCACCTTGCGGTCGAGCGCGGCTCGCTGGATCTGGACCTTGTAGCTCTTCCGACGCTCTGCTCGGGCCCCCTCCAGCAGATTCAGGAATTTCCGGTACTTCCCTTTTTTCTGGGCTTCGCCCTTGCGGACCCACGCCATGAAGGCCTCGGGCGACACGCCGACGAGCAGGCAGGCGTCTTTGTTGCTCGCACCCAGCTTGATCTCGTCGAGAAGCGCCTTGACCAGCGCCGGATCGTCGACGCCAGGTCGACGCCCTGTGTGTTTGCTACCCACGATTCATCCTCGCTTCGCGCTGCGTCAACGCCTCCAAGATGCGCTCCATCGAGAGCTCCCTGGTGAGCCTGCCACCATGGAGGGCGAAGACGGTAGGGACGCTAGACGATCGGTCCTGGCAGGCGAGGGAGGTGCAGAGGAACGCTTCCCTTCCGGCGATCGAGTCCCGACGAAGGATCGACCGACAGAAGGGGCAGCTGAGGTGCGACAGAGCCATTGGACGACCATACACGTCGGATGTGGCCTGGGAACCTTGGTCAGTCGATCTCGCTCGAGACCGGCAGCGATCGGTGGCCCCATTGCGGCGAGCCGCGTCCCTCCGTCACCTTGAGCCAGCCGGAGCCGTCTTCGTCGTCGAGGTAGAAGACGCCTTTGCCTGGCGTGCCCACACGCACAGCGTTGCGCGTCGTGTTCTCGAGACCGTGGCACCACCAACCGGGCTCGCACGATCCGACGATGACCTTCACTCGCTTGGCTTCGCGAGGCTCCCCGTTCCAGAACGTCTTGGGGCCTTCGCGGTACACGGGCCGCTTCATCGGCTTCCATCGGCTCATGTCGACCTCCCAGTCAGAATGGCTGCTGCGATCTGCTTCGACCTCTCGTCCAGCCGCTTGGCGTTCTCGCCGAAGAGGCGCAAGTCTTCGTCGAACCAGGCCCGAGCCTCCGGAGGAAGCTCCTCGGCGATGCGATGGTCCGCCTCTCGCGCCTCGTACGCGTCGAGCATGGCGCGGAGGTCGGCGCGCTGGATTTCTTCGACACGACGAACGGCGCGCAGCCTCGCAAACGCATCGGCGCTCATCGCGGAAACTCCCGGACCCGCAGGTCCGCAGGCCACTCGTTCGGGTCGCCGCCAGCTGGCGCGTAGAGCAGCATTCCTCGCGCCGTTGGGTCTCGATGAGATGCCACGACGTTGTCTCCCATCTG